ATAAAAGAATTACCAGTAGTGATTGACCCACCGCCGGTAGAATCAGCAGTAACAGTATTTTGTGAAACAATATTGGCAAGTCTATTAGTAGTTGATAGCCATGCACCAAATGATTGGCCATTAGATATTGTGGTTACTGCGATAGTCATCTATTTCTTCCTAATAGTTCTTTGAGAAGATCCTTGATATCATTCATATCTTTCTTTATCTCTTCGTGTTCTCTAGCTATTTGATCAAGCTTATTTTCTTTGGTTTTTCTGTGCTTATACGCTTTAAGCGCATCTATATCTGTATTTAGGATGGCTGATGATCTAGTATCCCTTACCAACTCCTCGGCTTCTTTTACTTTTAAATATTGCATTTATTTAAAACATTTCATTTGCATATATGCCTTTTTAGCTTTCTTACTAAATTATGATCTGTCTTTTTTAAATCTATTTTAAAGTATAATTTTTATAGTTGTAGAGCAATAGCTCTCATATCAGATACTCTAGGTACGATGTGAGAACCTTCATCTGAAGTCATAACAATTTTAATAGCAAAAGTTTTATAGGTGGGAAAATTAGCACCAGAAGATGTGTAGTATGAGATATTATTTGACATATTTCTATCTTTAAAACCCGTCAATGGTACATAATAGAGTGTACCAGTATTTGCAGATGCCGCTGATGTAATTGTGGTCAGAGAAGTTGATCCTGTATTTGCAAGCTGGATTGTTGAGGTATTTGCAAAGTATACGTTATAAAATCCATTTGCAATACCAGTTGCCACACTTGCACCGATGAAGAAAACTAGTTCACCAGAGTTGAGAGGCGTTGTATTAGAGATAGAAATAGTATTATTTGCCCCTACAGCTGTATTTGCAAATGTTCCATAGATAGCATAATCTGCCATAGCAGTTGTACTTGCAGCATTAATTGAGTATTTGATCGGTACATCATACACAAACTCATGGAAATCGTTTCTATCAACACGACTTGATACAACAGCAGGAGATGTATTCTGATTTAGTAGTGTCCAAGATTTATTTTCAAGGCTGTCTGAATCATATACACTTAGTAACTTAATATATACTTTTATATCAGTGTTTGATGGTTTGTAAGCAGAAAGAAATACAATTGCGTCCTCAGCATCTTGCCCTTCGGCTAGAACTACTTTCTTGGATACATACTTAGCTTTTGCAGCGCCACCATTTGGATTCAGTTCACCATAGGTATTTGCATTTAGATTAATGATATTCTTGATAGCCAAAATATTGGTTTTGATAGTATCAATTACAGGTGATACTTTAGAATCTGAAGCGGCAAGAGGAATAGACACAAAAAGTGTCTTATCACCACCTGCGGTAAGCTCTTGTGATCTAGACTTTACCTTACGCTCTTTATCTGTAAAGAATGTTTCAATATCAGAGTTTACATCAGTGAATACATCATCAAGAGAAGTACCATCGTGTGGTCTAATCTTAATTGTAGTAGAAGTACCGATTGGTGCTATATAGGAGAATTGAGGAACTATAACACTATATGTTATTGAATCTACAGAAACTAGATTTGCTCTAGCACCTGATTCTGCGCCAATAAGCACCGTATTTGTGGATACCACATTTGTAAAGCCTACGGTGGAGTTTGCAGAACTTTCAGTAAGGTACATAATACCAAGTGAAGGAGCAACTCTTGAAGCATATCCGTAAAGTCCACCATTACCAGTTAGATATCCAACAGAAGAATTGGAATCATTAAACGAAAGAGCAGAATTTAGTACGATATGTGATGAGTTTGGTATTGAAGTGATATAGCGAATGTCATTGACTGCACCGGTATTAGATGAGACATATATGTAGGAGTTATTTACAAACATTTGTTGCGCGTTGGAAGTTCCATTAGCTACAACGGAAACAGCATTTGAAGTATTTGAAGTTACTGTATTTGCCAAGATAACTACTGTGCCGTTAGAAACATAGACTTTTTCACTTGCAATGAATTTACCTTGGTAGTTATTTACAGACAGATATTCGGTATTAGAGTTTGTAAATGATACAGTACCAGAAATTGAAGTGAAATTGAGTCTATGGATTACAAATTTGATATCTTCTTTTTGGAATGGAGTCCAAATAGTATTTGTAGAAGATGTAAATAAGCTACCAGTTGAGTTATTTACATAGATAGGTGTATTTGTAACAAGATCATTGCCACCAAGTTCACCAACCCAAATATTATATCCATCATTACTACCTTCTGGTAGGACAACAAAGCAATATTCTTTTCCACTTTCTAGGAATAGTGGTGAATCAAAGGTAAATGTTGTTGCTGTGGAAGAATCAGAACTTGTATTAACTTGATTTGAATTAAGAAACTTACGACCAAATGGCACAATCTTTGGTGTTGGAGCACCGTTTTCCATATAACGAACTTGAACTTCTACACCAAAAGAAGCATGCTTTGTCCTGAAATACATATCAACTTTATTGATATAAGCACCTACTGTTTCGCCAGTATCTCCTACAAAGAATGATTGAGCAATAGGATCTACTCTTGGTGGTGCAGGTGGTGGTCTAACAACAACAGGTGCAATACCAGGGGTGGTAGTACTAGTTGTTACAGTAGTAACATTTCTATTTACTAGTACTTCTCTATCTGCGGAAGTAATCTGTGGTATTCTAGTATTGAGACCATATCTGGCTTTAGTAACGGTAATGTTACTAGCCATATAAGACCCTGAAGCTTGAGTTGTGATAGAGTCTGAACCGGTAACCAGGCTATCTACGTCTACAAGTCGAAATACTCTATCACCAACTTTAAATGTTTCGGCAGGAATATCAAATATACCATATACTCTACCATTTGCGTTTGTTATGAAAGTGCTACCGATAGTTCCAGTAACCACAAAACTTGAATCTGCAGGTGTGCATCTGGCTGCAACCGAAATACTATCAAAGAATGGATAGACGATTGTATTTGGTTTTAGGCCAGTAGCAGAGAATCTTACTCTTCTAGCCTTCATGAAAAATTGAATAGAAACATCTTGAACCAGTTCACCAAAGTCAAATGAGTTTGTTACGGTAGATGCGCTGAAGTCTATATCATTTCGTAAAGTATTTTGTGTAGTATTTGTTGTTGTAGTCGTTGTAATTCCATCAGCTGCCGTTCCAGTACGCGTAGTTCCAGTAGTTTGGGTAGAAACAATTCTTTCTGGACCAATAATATTAGGAAGTGCATTTATAAAATTAGTCAAACCAGATAGATCAATATTTGAGATCACATCAGGATTTACGTCCAAATCTGGTTCTAAATCACCAGGTGGATCTATAGTAACAATACCATTCCATACATAAATAATATTCTCTACACAATTTCTAGTTTTAGAAGCAAATGATTGTGTAATATATGGAGTTGATGTACCATTTAGATGAATAAGATCACCTGTCTTAGTAACGTTTGAGCTATTGCTTGAATTAAAATCTAACTTTACATAAGTTCTATCAATGGTTGGCGCCATTTCCTGAATCTTATAATCAATTGCTGCTTTGAACTCTTTATTCTTTGTATCGCCGACCGTGAAGCCTTTAAATGAATCAACCACAAAACCGTTTTTGAACCGTTCTGCACCAGTATCATCTTTAATAATAAGAGTCTTAGCAGAAGCCTCAAGAAGTGATAGAGATGTATAGTATTCAAGGCGAGCAAACTTCTTGTCAATTACACCGATATCACGCATGGTATATCTTCTGTACTGATCAAGTTGAATGTTACAACCGTAATCAAAACGACTATAGAGTCTAGCATCTTCTTGTGAGAGTGATGGATATGGAGGAATATTTACTACACCAAGCGTCATAGTTCCATCTAGATCACGAGGCGTCACCGGATTTGTACTAGGAGCACCCCCAATAATATTGATCCTGCCATTTGGGGATAAAGCAATCTTATCTTTTCTACCTAGATAATATGTAAAAGCAGTATTAAAGTTTGAATCGGGAGTAATAGTATATGGTCCATCAGAATCAATAGTAAAGACCAGATTTGTATTTGGATTTACTGTAGCATTACCAATCGTTGTAGCACTATTTGCTGTATTATTTGCATATGGTCTAAAGTCAATACTATCACGAAGATCGTATATATTTCCTGTATCTGAATTGAAAATTGGAATATCTGCTGTTTGAATAGCAGATGTATTTGCAGTATTTGCATCATCAATAGTATATGAGTTTATTGAGAAATAACCAATACCAGACATGTAACTCCGAGTGAAGTGATCTAGTTCAACTAATAGAACGTCATTAATACCGACTGAATGACCAGAGCCTGGATTCAACGCAATAGTAGCATGACCATAATAACCACTCTTTTGACCATTATTCAGAATAAAGTTATTTGAATAATTACTATTTGTGTTGGCATATGTTGTGCCTTGATAGATATTTCTGATCTTCACAACGTCTGCTATACCTAGATTCCATGGTCCTGTATTTCTATTTGGGTGCGTATTTGCAGCAATCTTTACATAGCGAGTCTTGTTGATAACTTTTGAAGCAGCTGCAGCTGAAGTTCTTGTAGAATCATAATATAGAGTAGCAGACATTGTAGAAACAAGATTTGCACCTAGATTGATAATACCGGAAGTAGTATTGGCAATCATCACGTTTGCGCCGTCTTCACGGAGTAGACTTACAGGAATACCAGCAACAAACGCTCTGCAAATATTAGCTGCTGCATTTAAAAATGAAAAATTAGCGTCTACAGTAATTGTAGTAGTGTTTACGATTGAGGTTACTCTACGGTAGTCATTTGTTGAGGTATTGAATGCTCTAATATAATCACCAACAGCAAAGTTGGTTGAGAATGTAGTAGTATTACCAATCACAGAATTTGAAGTGGTATTAACACTCACAGAAGTAGAAGCAACATTAACTGAATTTA